CTCTGATGTGTCTCTGTGAAGGAAAACCTGCAACCGATCATCTCCTTTTAAGTTCGCGGAGTACAGGATTTGAACCTGTGGTATGTCCCCATACGACGGTTTTAGAGACCGCTGCAATAAACCACTCTGCCAACTCCGCACGACGCGGCGTGGAGGATTCGAACCTCCGGAATCTTTCGATTCGACGGTTTTCAGGACCGTAGCCTTCAGCCTCTCGGCCAACGCCGCTTAGTCGAGGCGACAGGACTTGAACCTGCGGCCTCCTGATCCCAAATCAGGCGCGCTACCAAACTGCGCTACGCCTCGAAAAGGCGAGCTGATTCGCTTCGCCTTGACAGACTTACAACTCATTCCATTGCTCGTCTGTGTACTGGTTGATCTCTTTCTTTCTTGTAGGGAGAGAATACCTCCGGCACCATTTCCTGATGGCGTTGTCAGACACATTGTATTTTTCGCCGATACTTGTAAACGGCTCCGTCCTCAGCAAATTCTTGAGGTCTTCTCTTGTAATAGGTTTCGGTTTGATACGGCACTTGGACTCGCAGTTCCTGCATCTTCTGGAATCCGCATCAATCTCTGCGCCGCAATCAATACAGTAGTTTTTGCGCCTGCTCATCCGTTCAATGCCAGTGGAGCGTTTGTTCAGCGCTTTATAGTTAGGAGTCAGCGCATGACAGTTTGGGCACAGCACCTGAAGATTGTCTTCGGTGTTATGCAAGTGGTTTCCGTCAATGTGGTGTATCTCAAGCGGGATGCGATGCGTGTATTCGCTGACTTCGTGCCATCCGCATTTCTCACATTTGTATCCAGCCCTGTTCAACATGTACGTTCTTACATGCTTGGATAGTTCTCCGCGCCTCATCATTCCTGTTTCTTCGCCGCGTTTCCAACGCTCGATGTAATCGCGAGCCTCACTCTCTTTCTGACACTTGTTGCTGCAGTAGTTAGTTCTCCGGTTGGTAGGTCCACCACAACACTTACAAATCCCCACGTACAAGCCTCCATATACATAGAATAAAAGCCGGATATCGGACTCGGACCGATGGCCTACACATTACAAGTGTGTCGCTCTGCCAGCTGAGCTAATCCGGCAATGGGTCTTACTCGTTTTCTTTATTAAGTTTATAGAGTTTTTCTCTTGCTTTTCTGGCTGTCTCTGCTCTCCTGAGTCTTTCTTCGTCCGACAAATGACGCTTCTTTTTAGGCCTCAAACTCAGATAGTTTATAGGAAGCGTCGCATAGATGCATCCCTGGTTGGACTCCGGTTCTGCGATAATCCGCACCTCGTCCGGGTGTTCCTGCTGCCACTTGCGGATGTTGTTGATAATACGTTTTTCGGTAGAGGAAACGTACATCACTTCGCCTTTGATGTAGTTGCAGCATGTCTCGATTAACTCGCCCATAAGCGCCATCCTTTCTAATAAGTTATCAGAAAATCAGAGATCCTCTGATCAGCAAGCATCGCAGCCTTCGCCATACTTCCAATATCCTTCACACATGTTCAGTCACCGTGAAACCAGAGGCTGAGCCACAGGTAGCGACCCTGTAACTTCTCTGGCCTACCCATAGGGACAAGCACGGAGGCGATTGACTACGCCTAAGTTTCAGCCAAACCGTTCAGCAATAAATCATATTTATTTCAAATGTTTATGTCGTGTTGGCCTACTCCTACCCCAAACCTTACTCACAGGACATTTCTGCCCTTCCCGACACCGGTAGCGTCTTGGTGGCATTTCCAGAGTTCCCGACAGTCGCCGGCTAACGGTCTTTCTGGATTCGTGGGCTGGTTGGGCCCCTTCTATTATGACGCCGTAAGGAATGGTACCTTTGTGTGCGAATACGAAAGCGCGCAACCTTATCATTGGGCTTTGCTTTCAACCCTATCGCTGGCAGTTACCTGCTTCGCGTCCCCTCTTGCGAAAGTATCCCATCGCGAGAGACTGGATGATGTACGGTCGCCCCAAGCAGTGTGGTTGGCACCTCTGCACTTGGGTCAATGCTTGCTGATCAGAAGACCTCTGATCTAAAAACGAAATATGTCACGGATATTGTACACTATCCGTGACAAAGTGTGTCCCGAGTACTCCAGCCCGGATCCTTGGGCATGCTTGGCGAGACGCAAGGAGGGGAACATCCCCGTCCAGAGCGCGATACCGGATTTGAACCGGTGACATCTGAGTGGAAGTCAGAAGTGTTGCCACTACACCAATCGCGCAGAAGCCGCTGGTTACGGCTTGTCGTCAAAGTAATGTATATCTGCGAGGATTTCGTCTATACGTTTCTCGACATCCTCGTCGTATCTGATTTCATAGAGCGGGATGTTGTGTTCTTTGCAGTAGTCACGTTTGAGCTGATCTGTTTCTTCGCGTTGTTGCTTGCCAAAATCACCGTGATCTTTATAATGTTGTACTCCTTGATATTCTATCAAACACAGCGTTTCTTTGTTTTTGTTTTGCAATGCAAAATCAAACTTAAGCATATAACCGTGTTTGCTTTTCAGATCATTAAATTTATATTGCGTTGAAAACTTTATTGATTTTTTTAATAGTATTTTTCTCGCCATTTCTTCTCCAAATGAAGCAGTACATCCGCAACTTCTTACGGCGCCTGTTCTAAGGTTATGTCCTGATACTATTGTTTTATTTCCACAATCGCATCTGCATAACCATTTTGCTTCTCTGCATGTATCCCATATACGTTGTACGACAGTAAGTTTTCCGAACCTCATTCCTTTTATATCTTTGAGCACTCTTTGAGATGTTATATCTTTTTTAAAACATCCACAACTTTTTGTGTCTCCAGTTCTGAGGTCATGTCCCGATACTATTATTTCGTTTCCGCAATCACATTTACACAGCCAGGTCGCTTCTCTACGTGCATTGCTATGTACACGTCGCACAACAGTGAGCCTTCCAAACCTCATTCCTGTTACATTCTTGAGGCTTTTTTGAGACGCCATTTCTTTTCGCAAACATCCACAACTTTTTGTGTTTCCGCTTTTTAATTTGCATGGTTCTGTTATTATTACATTTCCACAGTCGCATTTGCATTTCCACATTATGCGTTGACATCCACAGGGTTGTATTCTGTTGGGGGCACGTTCGACCACAGTTAATCTCCCAAATCTTTGTCCAGTTAAATCTTGAAAAACCACCGTGTTAGCCTCCTTTGTATTAGCTGGGGATGATGGAGTCGAACCACCTTACCACGGGTCAAAGCCGTGTATCTAAGCCGTTAGATTAATCCCCATTAGTTGCCCTGCTGGGACTTGAACCCAGAACACACGGCTTATAAGGCCGCCGCTCTAACCATTGAGCTACAAGGCAGTAGTGTGGTATGGTTACCACACGGGATCGTAGTCGCCTACATCAGAATCAGGGTCAATGCTCATCCTGGATTCGATAAAGTCAGCCACGGCAGACTCCACAGAGTCGTGGAGCATAGGAGCAAGCCTCTCCAGATCGCTTTTTGTCTTCGCGTACCGCTCCAGATAGCTGTCGATCATGATTTCAATGTCGAGAAGATCTCTGTTCAATAGAACCACTCCTTTTTTTCTTTCCATTACGTTCATTTTCGAAGTTGCGGATTTTATCACCGTTGGTTTTGCCGTATTCCGCGATTAAAACAGCTTCAGCCATGCCGTCTGAAGGCTTTTTGCAGCGGGAAGTCGGCAAAAGAGAGAGCTCTGGATGCATTTCCTGGCATTTTTCAATGGATTTTTGCTTGTCAGAGCCTAAATCGTAGGCTCTTTTCCATTTTTGCGGTGGTACAAGCAGGATTTCAATGCCAAATGCTGCCAAAACCCCTTCAATGAAGCCTGCAGACTTGCCGAAGTTGAACATGGAGACCACGCCCTGTCCAGGCATGGCTCCAACCTTCTCAACTACGGCATAAATCTGCTCTCCATTATGATTTTCGGTGATTTTTCGCATCTCCTGAACGAAAACCTGGTTATCCCACGGGAAAACCTATGCCCGGGTCTCTCCAAGGATTGCAAAAGCACCCTTCTGACCAGGGTCAATGCCGATAACCGTCATGCTTCGGCCTCCTTTTCTAATCGTGCGATCTCGCGGTTCAGATACCAGCGAGCTTTCTTCAGATCTTCGAGCGCATCGAGCTTGTGGCCCGCCCTGGTAACGTATTTGACCACGTTACCAAGGCAGAAGCCCAGCCTTTTGTCCTCGATGAAGTCGATCGTCTCGATTTTGCCGTAGGTGTAATGGGCAGGATGGTTCACTGGGTCATTCTGAACGACCTCGTCGCTCTGGTGAGGGACAATAGCTGTAATCATGCTGAAATCTCCTTTACTTAAACTGGCAGGACCGGATCTGGTACACCTCGTCCAGCCAATCGTTCAGTTCCTGGACGGTTTTGCCGAACTTTTCGGCGAGACAATTCTCACAGGTAGGCGGTGTGCGAATCGCCCTGGAACAGCGTTCGTCCCACTTGTTCATGCGCTTCTTGCACACACTGCAGTACTTGTCGGACCACTGTTCCATCTTAATTTGTCGAATATTGCTCAAGCGAAAGCCTCCTTAGATGTGACAGTCAACAAAGTTCACGTAGGGGTTCTCATCGGAGGAAACATACTCGGCCCACTCCTTGATGTAGCGCTTCAGACTCTCCGGCGTGTCATCACTGATGGCGAACCAACCCACAGTTCCGGGAGCATGCCACTTTCCGTCGGGCGTAATGAACGCGTAAGGGTAGTTCCACTTCTTGGCGAGCTGATATGTCTCCTCATCCGGGTAGTCCTCCAGGAACTGCTCGGCATCCTCTTTCGGAATCGTTCCGAAGGGATCTTCGCCGGTTTCAACAATCGTCAGCATGCGATTGTAGGTCTTTCTGGAGCTTCTCTCGCTGTAGCCATGCTCAGTATAGAGAAAGTCGTTCTTCCGGCCATCTTCACCAGCATTGCGAAGACGCTCGAACTGCCAGTCTCCACCGTCCAGCGTATACCAGTCCCACTTGGCATCCGGATTCGCCATGAAACCAAGCGCACCGTCCTCGGGCGAGTTAATGTAGCCTTCGTGGGTCAGAAACTCTTCGTATGGGATCTCGGGACAGTGTTTAGCATGGAAATCCTTCAGCCATTCGATCTTGTCCTCTTCCAGCGGGACAAAAGTGAAGTAATCAGTGTCGGTTTCGCTGTAAGGTGCGAGCAGTGCCTTGAATCCATCGGGATCATTGGAAAACACAGCAACTCTGTAGTGACTCATAATGTTTCCTCCATTAAAACAGCGTGCATTCAGCACTGTCGATGTAGGGATTGGCCGGACTGCTGATCCAGTTATCCCATTCTTCTATGTATCCTTGCTGACCGTTCTTGTAGTTCTCAGGGCTGTGATATTCGCCATCCGGTGTAATATAAGCAGACGGGCGAAGCTTGATGGCTCCGCCCGCCGCATTTACATCGTCATAGCTGACCTGGTTCTTGCGATAGTGCCCTGTGCTATCAGGTTCCTCTCTTGGCAATGGCTTAAAATACATGTAACCGGAGCGAACCGAGTACCAGTCGTACTTTGCGTCCTTGCAAACAGGACTGTTCTCAAGATAGCGGTCCAGCATGGGTTCTGTCCCATGCGGATCGTCGTGAAACACGGATACGATCTTGTGGTTCAATGCCTCCACCTCCTGTCGTCATCATTCGCACACATGAGCGAGTAGATGAACAGCAGGAAAAGAAAGATTGTAATGCCTGCGAAGGTCCACTCGATCATGCGATCACCTGCCTGTTGAACCGAAGCCGCCAACACGCTTGTCGCCATTCTCAAACGAGTCACCTGTGCAGAGACCGTAAGGAATCAGAATGCCTTGGACGAAACGCTCCTGATCCTTCAGGATAAACTCAGACTGGGTCCTCATGTTGACAATGATGTGGCCCTCGTTGTCCGCATTGTAATAGTCGGAGTCGATGATGCCGGTAGTGTTCTTGAGTCGCGCACCGAACTTGAATCCAAGACCGGAGCGTGGATACATGGCCAGCATCCAGCCTGCCTTCAGCTTCACGCGAATGCCGGTGAAGATCTTGTTGTCCATGTCAGGCTGGAATGCCCATCCTGCAGGGATATAGAAGTCGTAACCGGCAGAACCGTTGGTCGCACGGGTAGGAAGCTTAATGTTCTCGTATTCCAGACGAAGCATGGCTGCTACGGTCTGAGAAATCTTGTCAGGATCCTTACCGAGGGTGTCTTTGCAGTACTGGTTGAAGGAAATCTTCTCGAACTGCGCGACATCGTAACCGAAATAATCCATGCGTTCTCCTTTCAGCAAGGCACACGAATCCAGAGACCGCACATGCAGTCTCCGGTTTCTTCGTGATACTTGCAGGGGCATTTGGTGTCAGGGCTCTTCTCCATTTGTGTGGGGCAGTAACCGTTGTTGTCCTTGATCCGCTTCTTGATCTCTTTCACATACTCTTTGTCAGGGTTCTTGATGATCTTCATCTCGAAGCTGAAATCATTTTCCATTCTCGAACTCCTTCCGACGATAACGCCCAAGGTAGTAGCCGGGAACAAAACCGACGATTACGCCGGCAATGAAAAGCCAGATTATCCAATCAATCGCCATCTGTGTCGCCTCCGCTCAGGATGTTCATCAGCGCCTTAAAGAACTCGTCCTTGTTGGACTTCATCTTCTCGGATGATTCATGGTCGAACTTACGCGTGTTGGTCCGGGCCTGCTCCTTGCGCTCGCGGTTCTTGCGCTCCATATCCAGCTGAGCCTGAACCTTACGCATACGGGCCTGTTCCTTGCGTTCCTTCTCCAGCTCCAGATCGTACTTGTCCATCAGATTCTTGGCCGCAGTCGTGGAGCCAAAGAGCTTCTTAATAATTGCAGCGCAAAAGCCGAAGTAACGTTCGAAATGGTCGGACTCGCCGCAGTGAACCACGGTGGAACTTCCGTCAACCCACAGAACGGTGGTGTAGCCCTTCTCTTTGTTGAACACGACCTGCTTGATTCCGGGCAAGGTCCTCGTCTTGTCCTTCTCCAACTCTTCTGTTGTCCAGGTCAGCGTTGGCAGGGTAATCTCATTACCATTACGATCAACAAACGTCAGGTCATAATAACTGAATCCAGTCGGCATTAATATCCCTCCTTACAGAATCTCGTCGAGCTTCTCGACGATGTGATGGCAAACGCCATACTTCATGCAGTCAGCAGCGTCCAGCGTCCAGTCGTTGTTCTTCTTCTTGGAAAGCGTAGCGCTCGGAATCTGGGTGCGCTGCAGGATGTACTTCTTCATCTTCTGCAGGTCCTGCTTGTATGACTCGGAAGCGTCCATGACCTTCACGGCATCGCCACGGAAAGCCGCGCTGCCCTCGTGAATGATCATCTGGCTGTTGGCCATCATCCAGCGCTCGTGTCCCGCCAGGAAGATCAGGGAAGCAGCAGAAGCCGCTGTGCCGATGTTGATGGTGTACACAGGCGTTGTGGACGCGGTAATGACATCCACCAGCATCCACATGTAGTTCAGATCACCACCGGGAGACATGATAAACAGGCGGATCGGCTTACGGTCCTCCGGAACAATGCCCCTGTCCTCCATGTTCCAGCGATAGATCATCCGCAGCAGCGTGGTAATGTTGCTGTCCACTTCTGTCTCCAGGAAAATCTTGCGCTCCTTCTCCAGAATGTAGTAAGAAAGCATGTCAGGGTCAGGCAGACGCTCGTCGGGAAGATTCAGTGACATGATGGTAGGTTCGATCAAAAACTCGCTCAATGGTTTGTCCTCCTCATTGATCAATATTCAGCAAGTCAGCCAGTTTTGCTGTCTCGCTTCGGACAGACTCCTGCAAATGCATGTATGCACAGAGCCTGTTGCCTTTCAGTTTGTTGATGGCAGCCTGCAAGCCGTTGTCTTTTTCGAAAGCCTTGGCGTCGATCTGACGCACATCGCCTTCAAGGATCAGGATGGAACCCTCGCCCACTCTGCCCAGCAGCAGCTGCACGTGCTCGCGGGTCAGATGCTCTGCCTCGCTGCAGAAGATGATTGTGTTCTTGATGTCTCTGCCGCGAAGGAAGCCCAAGTGTTCCACCTCGATCTGTCCGCGCTGCATATAGATGTCCAGCATTTCCTTGCCGCCGATGTGGTCAGCCAGCGGCATGGCCCAGACAGACATCTTTTCCTGGAAGGAGCCCTTCAGAAAACCGATGGGGTTGGAATCCTTCACTTCGATGTTGTTCCTGACCCACATGATCTTGTCGACCGCCCCGGCCTCCAACAGAGACAGTGAACAGGCGCAGGCAAGGAATGTTTTGCCGGAACCAAAAGACCCCGTCATCATTTTGACGGTGGTTGTTGGATCCATCAGCATATCCAGTGCGAACTGCTGCTCGATATTCTTCGGGTAGATCTTGCCCATGAGTTTCAGTGAGCTCTCTACCGGCTTGCGCTATACGGACTTGTACTTGCCGTCCTGATACTTCAGACGGTCCACAGGTTTGCCTGTTTCGGAAGAGATTACGGCGAGATATTCGTTCTCCAGCAGACCATACGGGTTTTCCTGCAGATAAACCTTGTCCAGCAGCGGATCATTGTCGAATACCTTTTTGTATCCGCTGTAATCGCCCTAAAGTTCGACCAAAGGCATCGCCTCCTCTTTCTTTCCATTACGTTCATTTTCGAAGTTGCGATAATCAGAACGCTGGTTTCCTGAATCTCTTGGTGATGTTCTCTACATAGATGCCGTTGCCGTCATCGCGGCGCGTGATCTTGTACATGCGCTGGTTGGTGTCAGGACTGTCCAGACCGCCAAGCCGTTCGATGTATGGGCCTTGCTTGATGTAGTCGAAGAACTCAAGCATTCTCGCAAAGGCGTTGTCGCTGCCAGAGTAGAGGGCTGTCTTGAGCCCTCTCTCCTTTGCGATCTGGTTGCAGTCCAGCAAACCTTTCTCATCCCTGCCTTCACCCATAAAACACACGCAGGTAATGGCGCCGTCGTACTTATCGATCAGCGCACCAATGTCTTCCAGAAGGTTGTTGCCTTTCGCTTCCTGCAACTCAGGCGAATGGCAGCCCTTGCATCTGAAAGGGCAGTCACCAATCAGTATCGTCAGGCTCGTCTCGTCCGGGACTTCCTGAAAACTCACTGTGTATCCGAGGTAGTAAACCATAGTTCACCACACCTCCATTCTCTTCTACGTTCTCCCAGATCCATTTCTCCAGTCTGTCCACAAAATAAAGCAGCATATCCTCGACCTTTCTGGTAGGATGCGCGTCGATCCAGCGCATGCCCACAGACTTGAAGTCGAAGCAGCCCTCTTTGCGGTTGTAGCCCAGAGTTCCCACGGAGCAACAGTTCTCTGTCACTATTCTTGACTCGCCGGTTACAAGACTCCTTTGCATCTCCGGCTCATGTTCGTACCATTTCACGACATCGAACCGGAGCGGGTGCGAGTTGTCAGGTGGTACAAGCCAGGTGATGTCGCGAATCTGAAAACCGTCTACGCGCTCTGTGTAGTTCATACAGCGCCTGCCTCCTTCGCATAGTAGCGCCTTGCGTGTTCTTCCTTACGTTCCTGGGACCATTTGCTGACACGGGTCAGGTAACCGATTACACGTGTCGCATAATCCAGATCGTCACTGCCGCACTCAGGGCACTTGCTCAGGCGATGCTTGGAGATATGCCCGCACTTGTTGCAGATCGTGTTCGGAATATTGAATGTGAAGTAGTTGCAGCCTGTTTTGATGGCCAGCTTCAGAAGGTTCTCATACTGCGGCTTAGACAGATGCTCATCCAGATTGCAATGCAGCGCACTGCCACCGTCCAGCCTACCGGTAAAGTTGTTACCATGCATGTAGAACTTATCCACCGGGTTGCAAGTCTCATCCTCCACCTTATAGAAGTAGGAGTTGTAGCAGGCACGAGGCACCTGATACCCAGCCTTGCGATCCCACTTTGCGAACTTCACGCCAAGGTTCTCAGCCGGAACCATCTCGGTGTTGAACATCAGTGTTTCCGTCTTGGCCTCGCGGTTACTCTCGTAGATCGGGGACATGATGGCGTTGACAAAGCTGGCATAGAACAGGTTGTTACTAATCTCCAGACCCATGTACTCAGCCGCTTCTACCAGACCGTTGATGCCCACCGTCAGGTACTGTTTCTCAGGCGAAATAAAGCCCGCGTCATAGATTGGCAGCATACGGTTGTCCCGCATATCCAGCACGATCTGGTTAAACGCGGTCAGGTACTTGTGAATCTTGTCGGTCTGTTCCTTGACAGCCTTGGAGATGCGCTCGAACGCAGCGGCGTAATCCTCGTTGTTGCGAGGCGGAACAGGACAGGCATTCTGCACAAGCCGGTTCAGGTTAATGGTCATCACGCACTTGGAACCTGTAGAGACACCACCAGCACCCAGCGTATAAGAGAACTGGTTGTCCTGAATGCCGTTACGGAGTCTGCAGCAACTGGCCAAGGAGTCCACAGAATCGCTGGTATAAGTAAAGAAGGAATGGCCCTCCGCATACATCTCCGCAGCGAAGTCAGCCCATTCCTTGTCGCAGAAATCCTTACCATCGTTCAGCAGAGACAACGTCTCCACAGGGAAGGTCAGAATATTCTTCAGACGCTCCCGGTTGAACCACTTCATAAAGCGTTTCTGCAGCCAGCTTACGGACTCCCACTGCATCTCTGTGCCGTCAGGGAAAACAAAACCGTCAAAGAGCTGGTCGAAGTAATATTTGTCGAAATAGGCGACATTCCAGAAAACTGACTGACTTCCACGGGCTGCGGCAGGCTGGTTCAGGCTGTAAACTACCTGCGCGAAACCATCCGTGATGATCTCGTCAATGGTTCGGCTGCGGGAAGAGATCTCCACGATCCTGTTCGGGGATAGGTAGTACAGGTCGCCGTATTCCTTGCGGATAAAGTAGTCCATATAGGACAAGAACTCAGGCGTGGCAACGGCACCACAGAGCTGGGCAGACACGGCGAAGACCAGGTTAATGAACCCGCCAAGGAAGGACTGCAGATGCTTCGGTGCAGTCGTGGTGCCGCCAAGCTTGGTCATACCGTCAAACAAAAACGGATACAGGGTAATGCTGGCGCAGTAAGGAGTGCCCACTGGCATGCCTGACTCGTCGTGCCGATAGATCTCATGCTCTTCCAGCTGACGAAGGTACTCGTTGGCGATATCCTCGCCATACATACGGCTCAGGTAGTCGTGCATCATCAGTCGGTTGGCATAGATGTTGTCCTTCTTGTGGATCTCAGGCGCCATGGTGGCAATGTTTTTGTTGCTTACGTTTGAGTTGGCGTCCACTTCGGACCCACTGGCTGCGTTCTGTGCTTCACAGTATTTCTTGATAAAGTTCAGGTCTGTGCGGTAAGGTGTGTATTTGTTGACAAGCATTTCACACACCTTCTTCCTTCTGATTGATCCAGTTGACGGCATCCTTGAAAGGCATCAGCGTTCCGTCCACCTCAAGAATAGGGGCAGAGTTAAAGCCACGCTTCAGGATCTCGTCCGCACCTTTTACGATATTAAAAGGCACGTTCTTCTTCTTTAGCACTGCCTCCAGAAAACTGCACTGGGGGCAGTCTGTTGTGTATAAGGTAACAGTCATCGGAACCACCTCACATATTGTTAATCATATAGATGTCAGGATTTGCTGCGCTGTTGTAGCCGATCCACAGCATATCGATGTCATTCGTGTTCTCCCCCAGCTCGTCGCTGGCGTAGTTCACAATGCTGTCGAATGCCTCATCGGCATTACTGGCCAGCACCACACCCTGATAATTGCCTGGGGTATTCAGTCTCCACTGATAGACCTCCATCAGCCATCTACCTCTTTCTCTTCGAAATATTCGTGGTAAAGATCATCAAACACAGCCGGAATGCGGTCGTGAGCCTGACGCAAGAGATCCAGCATCAGCTCCCGCATGGGAGGATACGCGGCGACAGAACACCGCAATTCAAAAATGTGCCGCCACTCCCGCAGGTTTGCCTTCATAATAATCCGGCAAGCGGTAGAGTTGGGCAGCACTTCTCTGGCTTCCTGTGGCTTCGCGCCATCCTCGATCAGGTTCTTGTAGGCAAGCTCCGCCATTCGCATGGAGCTGTACCACATGGCGCTGCGGTCATCCTCGTCGGAATCCTGACACCAGTCCGGGCGAATAAAGGTAATATCGCCTGTCTTGGCTTCCTGAATGTAGCGCTGGGACTCAACGCAGAAGGAAGCGACCCGGTGTCTCGTCAGCTCTGCAAGGATTGCGCGTGAGGTGGTTATGTCAACGGTCATATCCGCAAACTCGACAGGTGCTTCGTGCCCTCTTTTAATCAGGCTCGGCACCATGGTGCTCCAGGATTCATCCGTGATCTTGTCCTGGCTTGCATAGCAGTTTCTCGCGGCGTATTCTATCGCTTTCGCACAAGCAATCCCGTCTTCCTCAGACGGTGAGAGGATCTTGACGCTCTGATTCGTTACGATCATTCTTCAGTC